TCATTGGCTGGTTTGCATGGAGACTGCCGATGGTTTTTGCAGAGCAACGCGGCCAAGAGCTTGATGCAGACGGACTGACGATTTGTAGCAAGGTTGTTGCCGATGCTGGACGCGAAGCCATGGTGCAGAAAGGCACGGTATGACCGCCCGCAAGCCCGGTGTACAGCACATCGACCAACTGGCCTATCTGCGTTGCCTAGACGGGTGGACTGCGGTGCGCGACATCGCTCCGACAAAGCACAGCCGCAATCATAGTCTGAAGTGTTTCCGGGACATGCTGGCCAAAGGCTGGGTGGAGAAAGCACCAACGCGTAAGTCACAGCCCGTTGCGTACCGCATCACGCCGCTGGGACAGCAGCAACTGGACGACAACAAGCCGAACCCGTGGTTAGCGCTGGGCAAGCGCATTGACCTAGGCCCCGAGAAACACAAATCAACAGGACCGAAAGCGAGCTTCTACATATGACCCCCGAGCACACCGTCAACGCCGACAACATCGCCGTGGCTACCGCGTTCACCACCTTCCCAATGAGCACATGCCCGGTGGGCGTCGAGGTGCTGTTGGAGAACCCGGGCGGGGTGCTGGTGCGAGGCGCGTGGGACGGGCGATCGACAGTATGGCGGAGCTGGTTTCCGTTTCCGAAACGATACAAAGGAGAAGAGAATGGCAAGACCTAAGCCGAAAGAGGAGCTGATACCGGTGACGTACCGGTTGACGCGCAAGCAGATCAACAAAGTGAAAACCCGCGGCGGTGTTACGTGGCTACGCAAGCACATCAACGCTGCACGCAAACCGAAGGAGAACGTAGATGCAAGAACTTGACCCCAACGGGATCGACCCCCATACACCCGGCGCGAAACTAGACGACGCGAAGCCGCTACCTTGGTTGTGTATCTCGGGCTTCGCCAACGCGCTGGAAGCCGTGGCCGACGTGACCACGAAAGGCGCTATCAAGTACACGCCCAATGGGTGGATGCAGGTACCCAACGGATCGGCGCGTTACATGGAAGCCTTCGGCCGCCACATGCTGGCGCTGGGGCGCGGTGAGGTACGGGACAAGGATACCGGCTGCTTGCATAAAGCGCAGTGTGTTTGGAACCTGATGGCCAGCCTTGAGCTGGATATTCGTGATGCAAAGGATGGAAAATTATGAACCCCGATGAAACTCCTGAAGATGCCATTGTGACAAGCAAAGCGCAGATGGTTGCGGCCATTCGCGCAGCAGCGCACCCGACGTTTGAAGCGGCGCGCAAAGACCCCGTGACGATCCGCTGGGGCACAACGACCTTCACCTTCAAGGAAGGTATCCATGAAACGCGCGCCAAGGAGTTGGTGTACAACATACTACGGAGGAAGATGACGTGAGCACCCCCGAGAGCCGTGTCAAAGCTGCGGTAAAGAAGCTGTTGGAAACATCACACGTCTACTTCTTCTTTCCGTCAGCCAACGGGTATGGGCACGCAGGCATCCCCGACATCATCGCTTGCAAAAACGGGCACTTCTTCGGCATTGAATGCAAGGCCGGCAAGGGCAAGACAACAGCGTTGCAGGACCGGGAGCTGGAGCGTATCGGCGCGGCGGGTGGCACACCACTCATTATTCGCGAAGACAATTTACACGAACTAAAGGAGGCACTTGATGCACACTGAAAACATACCAAAAGACGCACTGCGTGTTGAATCCCGTGATGATGCGCGTGACATGGTGCACGCTGCACTGGAAGCCTGCTTCGCTACACCCCCAACGGCCGGCACGGTGATACTGCTCAACGACGAGAACGGCACGCGCATGTTCAACATCAACATGGATGCCGAAGAACTGGTGACTACATTGTGCAGCAGCGGTGCGAAGCTGGCCGATGACCTCGGGTTCACGGATGTGGAAAGGGTTCTGCAATGAGCAAACCATACAAGACCCTTCTCTGTCTTGACTTCGAAACGGTTTGGAGTAGCAAAGAGGACTCCCCCTTCGGTAAATATACGCTGTCGTCCATGACAACTGAGGCCTATATTCGTGACCCCCGGTTCCACGCTTTTGGCGTGTGCATCCACGAGTACGGTACCAACAAGCCGACGCAATGGTATCGGCACGATGAGCTGCCCCACATCTTCTCCATGTACGACTGGAAGACAACGGCCGTTCTGGCACACAACGCGCAGTTCGATGTGGGCATTCTGTCGATGATCTACGGTATTCAACCGTGCTTCATCTTCGATTCCCTGTCGATGGCGCGGGCGCTGCGTGGCGTGGAGGTTGGCAACTCGCTGATGAAGCTGGCCGAAGTGTTCGGGCTACCGCCAAAGGGGCGTGCCGTGCACAGCACCGACGGGTTGTACGAGTTGACGCCAGAGATCGAGCACGAGCTGGCCGAATACTGCAAGCATGACGTGTTCTTGTGCGAAGAGATTTTCACAAGGCTGCTGACCGGCATGCACAACGGAGAACGTATTGGCCCGGCATACCCCACCAAGGAGCTGCGCCTGATCGACATGACCATCCGCATGTTCACGAAGCCCCAGTTGATACTTGACGTGCCCATGCTGGAGAAGGCCCGCGACGAAGAGAACGAGAAGCTGCGCGTGGCGCTGGAGCGCACCGGGGTGCAGGAGTCCGACTTGGCCAGCAACGACAAGTTTGCCGAGATTCTTGAGAAGATGGGCGTGATGCCGCCGACCAAGAAGAAACGCCCGACATTGAAGACGCCCAACCCTATCGGTGAGAACTTTGCATTTGCCAAGAACGATGCCCACTTCCAGCAGATGCTCAACGGTGACGATGAGGATGTAGCGCTGCTGTGCGAAGCAAGGCTGCGGGTGAAGTCCACACTGGAGCGCACCCGGGCCCAGCGGTTCATCGACATCGCATCACGCGGGGCGCTGCCGGTACCCTTGGCCTACTACGGTGCGGAGACCGGGCGCTGGCAGGCCGCCAAGGGCAGCAGCATCAACTTCCAGAACATGAAGCGGGGCTCGTTCCTGCGTAAGTCAATCATGGCGCCGGATGGGTACGTGATTGTGGTTGGTGACTTGTCCCAGATCGAGCCGCGTGTGCTTGCATGGATTGCGGACTACCACAACATGCTGGAGATATTCCGCGCGGGTGGTGACCCCTACGCTACGTTCGGTTCGCAGATGTTCAACATACCGGGACTCAACAAGGACACACACCCCCTGCTACGTCAGAGCGCGAAGTCGGCTTTGTTGGGCTGCGGTTACCAGCTTGGCTGGGCGTCGTTCAGCGCGCAGTTGTTGGTCGGGTTCCTTGGCGCGCCACCCAAGCGCTACACCAAGGCTGAGGCGCTGCAGCTCGGGGTCACTGGTGAACACGTTAAGCGCTTCATCAACAACAAGTGGCATATGGAGAAGATGTTCGAGATCGCGCGCACCTGCACCGACGAAGAACTGCTGATCCACTGCCTTGCTGCCAAAGCTATTGTGGAGAAGTACCGGGCTGCAGCGGAGCCGGTGGTGGGCTTTTGGAAGCTCTTGCAGGAGCGTATTACCAGCAGCCTTATCGGCGGTGAGGTGTACGAACACAAAGGCGTGTTCACCATGAAAAAAGAAGAAATAGTGCTTGTAAACGGCATGAGTTTGAAGTATCCTAACATTGAAATCTGCAAGGACGAACGCGGGCATACCGAGTTTCGTTTTGGCACAGGGGATAAGAAAGGTAAGCTGTACGCGGGACGTATTTGCAACAACATAACGCAGGGTCTTGCGCGTATCGTCATGTCTGACGGGATGCTGCGCACTGCGAAGCGTTATGACGTTTTGGGAACGGTGCACGACGAGCAGCTTGACTTGGCACCAGAGGAGGAAGCAGAAGCAGCGAAGGCATGGGTTCACGCGCAGATGATCGTGGAACCCAAATGGATGCCGGGCATTCCGCTCAATGCGGACGTCGGCTACAACAAACGATACGGGTTAGCAAAATAGGAAAACACAATGAAAATCAAAGTCGGTAAATCGCGGTACACGGTGACATTCCCAGATGTCGTCGAACCTAGCTGTATTGTTCACGGGCGCGTGAACTATGTCGACAAGACGATACAGATCGCACAACGCGCAGGTTGGCCCCTGCGCAAGATCAGCGACAAGCAGAAAGACGCTACGTTGTGGCATGAGCTGACCCACGCTATCCTCAAGGACATGGGTTCGCGCAAAGCAGCGGACGAGGTGTTTGTGGATGAGCTGTCCAAGCGGATGCAACAAGTAGCGGAGCAACTGGAATGACAACGCCTGTTAATGTGACGTTCAGCCACTCTTCACTGAAGGACTTCCAAAACTGCCCAAGGAAATACTACGAGGTCAAGGTACTTGAGAAGTACCCGCGTGAGGAGACGGAGGCCACAGCCTACGGCACGCAACTGCACGAGCAATGTGAACTGCACATTCGTGATGGTCGCCCGCTGGATCAGAACTTCCGCTTCCTGCAACCTGTTCTGGACAAGCTAAAGGCCATGCCGGGGCGCAAGTATCCCGAGTATGAGATGGCGCTCACCAAGGACTTGCGGGTGTGTAATTTCCATGCTCCCGACCGGTGGGTGCGGGGTATCGCAGACTTGATCATCGTGGACGACGACAACCTCACAGCGCGCGTCTTCGACTACAAATCCGGTAGCGACAAGTACCCCGACACGTCACAGCTTGAACTCATGGCGCTGATGATTTTCAAACACTTCCCTCACATCCGCAGCGTGTCGGGCGGGCTGCTGTTCGTGCTCAAGAACTCTGTGCGCAAGTGCAAGGTCGAGCTGGATATGCAGGACAAGATGTGGTGGAAGTACCGCGAAGAGGTGGCGCGTATCGAGCAGGCCCACGCCACCGGTGTGTGGAACCCGAAGCAGTCGGGATTGTGCCGCAAGTGGTGCCCTGTGTTGGACTGTAGTTTTAATGGAAGGAACTGAAAATGCCCAAGTCAAGTAAACAAAAGCTCGCGTTCCAAAAGGCCTACAACGCGCGCCCCGAAGAGATTCGGAAACGTATTCTCAACAACGCGGCCCGCGCAGAAGCCCTCAAGAAAGGTCTCGTGCACGTCGGTGACAACAAGGACGTTGCGCACATCAAAGCGCTTGAGAACGGTGGCGGCAACACACCGGGCAACACCAAGGTGCAGAGCGAGAAAGCGAATCGCGGCTGGCGCAAAGGCAAGTCCGGATACAACCCGTAACGTAGAAAGGAAAAACACAACATGGCAATGACAAAAAATGAATCGTACGACAGAGAACGCAATAAGCTAGAAGAACATTTCGGCACCGCAAGGTCACGTGCTATGCGTGACCTTGACGACAGGCAGCTACAGAGTTTAGATAGGCAGTACCGCCGTGCACGCGAGGCGCTGGAGCGTGAGTTTGCGAACCCCGCATTTGATGACTTCAACGATGCGCTGCGTTATGGGTTGGAGAATAAGTTCAACGTCCAGCCTATGCCGAAGGCTGCAGTACCGACCTTTGATCCGAACAAGGTCGCCTCACTGACGATGGAGTTGACTGAGCTTGAGGTTGCATGGGCTGCACGGTTCGCCCGTTGTTGGATCAAGGAGTCCGACTTCGAGAACCCAGAATCAACAAGCGAAGAACAGCGCTTCTGGCACCACGCGTTTAAGCGCCTTCGTATGCACAGCAAGTTCGAGTCTTACAACGCTTGGTCCCGGTTAAAGGAGGGTGTGTGATGGGAATACAAAACTACCAAGAATACGCCGAGCAGCAGGACCGGATATACAAAGCAGACCTCGAAGCGAAACGTATCCAGGGGATGCAGAACGCGTTAGCCAACGGGTACGATGGACGGTTGACGCAAGGCTTCGGTCAGACTGCTGTGGGGATACAGCAGAACATAGCGCACACGCAAGGCCAACTGAATGCTATCAACAACGCCATGATGCATAACGCGGGCATGAGCAACAACGCCCGCTTCACTACGTTCCCCGGCGGTATGTTGGAGGAAAGTCGTACAAACACCGTAATCGATCCCAACAAAAATCCCGCGCTTGTGCCGCCGTTGTCCGCGATTATTGATATGTGGCGTGCAGCGTTCGGTGATACGTGGGTCGGCATAAACGATCTCAAAAGCGAGAGGGACTTCTGGCGTGCCGCCGCATCGCGCATGCAGTCGCAGAAGCTGATGGAGACATGGGGCTCTTGTGCCCGACTTCTTGAGGAGCAATTTTGGAAATCCTAGAAAACAAAGCTGTCCGATTCAGGACACGTGATCCCCACAAATACAGCGTCATCCCCAAGCACCATGTGCAGGCCATCCCCGGGGGTTACGAGGTTACTGTCTACTGGTCTTTGGATGAAATGCGTGTACTCAAGAACCTTGGTGTCAAGAACGCACCATCGCCTATCGAGCGCACATACAACTGGCCCGGACGTTACAAGCCGATGTCCCACCAGAAAGCTACCGCAGGGTTCCTGACGCTACACCGCAGGGCGTTCAACTTCGGGGACCCGGGTACCGGCAAGACGATCAGTGCGTTATGGGCTGCCGACTATCTGATGCAGCGGGGCGAAGTGCGCCGGGTACTGGTAGTGTGCCCGTTGTCGATCATGCAGAGTGCGTGGATGGGGGACATCAACCGCAGTGTTATCCACCGTAGCGCAGTGGTAGCGCATCATGCACAGGCCTCCCGGCGTATTGAGCTCATCCAAGGCGATTACGAAATCGTAATCATCAACTACGACGGTCTCAACCTGTGCGCTGACGAGATCAAGGCAGACGGGCGCTTCGATCTGGTCATCATCGACGAGGCAAACGGCTACAGCAACGCGCAGACAAAGCGTTGGAAGTCGCTGGCCAAGATCATTCAGCCCCACACCTTTCTGTGGATGATGACCGGCACACCCGCTGCGCAGTCCCCGCTGAATGCGTACGGCTTGGCCAAACTGGTGAACCCCAACGCGGTACCAAGCTATTTCACCGGCTGGCGCGACAAGGTGATGAACAAGATCACGACGTTCAAGTGGGCACCAAAGCCCGGTGCCAAGGACTTGGTGTTCAGTGTGCTGCAACCTGCAATACGTTTCACCAAAGCGCAGTGCCTTGATCTGCCGCCCGTCGTCAAGCAGACGCGGGAAGTGGCGTTGACTGCCCAGCAGCTGAAATACTACCGGTTGATCAAAGACCAGATGCTGGCCGTGGCTGCGGGGGAGTCGATCAGCGCCGTGAACAAGGCGGCGGTGGTGTCCAAACTGCTCCAGATCAGCGCCGGTGCAGCGCTCACCGATGACAAGGACGTTGTGGAGTTCGACGCCACCCCAAGGCTCAACGTGTTGCTGGAAGTGTTGGAGGAGACGCAGCGCAAGGTGATCATCTTCGCCCTGTTCCGGGCCAGCATCGACGTCATCTCGACATTCCTGAAAAAGCACGGCATCGCCACGGAAGAGATTCACGGGGGCGTCACCGCAACCAGACGCGGCGACATCATCCAGCGCTTCCAGAACGCGCAGGACCCACGGGTACTGGTCATGCAGCCGCAGGCCACAGCTCATGGTATTACGTTAACAGCAGCCGACACCGTGATCTTCTTCGGCCCGCTGATGTCCGTGGAGCAGTACGTGCAGTGCATCGCCCGGGCGGATCGCCAAGGACAGGACTCTGACAAGGTTACCGTTATCCACATTCAAGGGAGCCCAATCGAGAAGAAGATGTTCGACGCCATGGATTTGAAGGTTGACGACCATGCCGTACTGACACAGATGTTTGATGAAGAAATGGGGGTTAAAAAATAAATTCAAAAACCGCTTGCAACCGCCAAAGTCCAGAGTTATACTTTGGACAGTCACAAGGAGAAAACACATGACAGATGACATTGTTCCCATGGACAGACTTGCAAAAGTCTACGTGAAGATTCGTGAAAAGATCAGTGAACTGACGAAGGATTATGAGTCCCAAGTCGAAGCGCTCAAGGCGCAACAGGCCACGGTGGCCAGCACTATGAAGGACCAGTTGCGCGCTATGGGCTCGCTGTCCTCCAAGACCGAATACGGCACCGTATCGCTGATCACCAGTGTGCGTTACGTTGCGATGGACAAAGACGCGTTCAAGCAGTTCGTGTTGGATCAGGCCATGCCCGACCTCTACGAGCAACGTATTGCGCAAAAGAACATGGCGGAGTTTATCGACAAGAACCCCACCATTGCCGTGCCCGGACTCAATGTGATGTCCGAAGTAACCATCTCCGTAAAGAAACCAACGAAATGATCACCCCGACTATTGGCCGCAAAATCTGGTTCTGGCCCAACCAAACTGCCGACGCAAGCTATACCGTGCTCGACGCCAAACAAGCGTTTGATGCATCGGTTGTGTTTGTCGCGAAGGACGAACGCGTGAACATCACCTTCAGTGACCACACGGGCACCCCTTTCATTCGTCATAACGTGTTGGTACATCAAGGCGGCGAGCCGGTAGCAGCGGGCACGTGCTACTGCACGTGGATGCCGTACCAACAAAGCGCTGCAGCCGCAGCAGCACCCGCCGCTTTCGTGTCAGAGAAAACTACCACTTCCCGTAAAACAACTTCCAAGTAACCCGAGAAAAAATCATGGCCACAAACCAAGTAACAGTTTTCAATCCTTCCGCAATGCGCCCCGCCTTCGCTACCAAAGGTGCTGTGTCTGCAGTCACCAAGGCCTTGGCCGGCGGTGCCAACTCCGGCAAGCGTGTGTCGGTGCGCGGCGGCGTGTTCCGCCTGATCGCTGATGGCAAAGAAGTCGCCGCCATCGACGAGCGCTACCTCGACGTGGTGTTGGTCAACGCGGCGCCCAAGGTCAGCCGTTCGTTCTACACCGGCACGTTCGATGCGGACAACCCAACCCCTCCTACCTGCTGGTCCGCTGACGGCGACAAGCCCGACGATGCCGTGAAAGCCAAGTGCGCACCAACCTGCGCAAGCTGCCCCAACAACCAGAAGGGTTCGGGTCAGGGCGACTCCCGTGCCTGCCGCTTCAACCAACGTGTTGCCGTGGTGTTGGCTAACGACATCGAAGGCGACGTCATGCAGCTCACACTGGCCGCGACATCCATCTTCGGTAAGGCCGAAGGCGAGAACCGTCCGCTGCAAGACTATGCGCGGTTCCACGCCGCACAGGGCAACGACATCACCATGATGGTGACACGCTTGCGCTTCGACACCACTGCCGCAACGCCAAAGCTGTTCTTCAAAGCCATGCGCTGGTTGACGGAAGACGAGTTCGCCATCACCTCCGAGAAGGGTGCGTCGATCGAAGCCATTCAGGCGATCACCATGACGGTCTCCCAGCAAGACGGTGTAGCTCCTGCCGCTGCCGCGCCGCTGCCGGCACCCAAGCCAAAGGCAAAACCCGCACCCGAGCCGGAGCCAGAGGAAGAAGAGGAGCCTCCCGCCCCAGCGCCCAAGGCGAAGGCAAAACCCGCACCATTGCCGGACGACGAGGAAGCGCCCGCACCTGCACCGAAGCCCCGCGCCAAGGCCGCAACGAAGCCCGCTCCCAAGGAGTATGCGCAGGGCGGTGAAGAAGAGGAAGCTGCACCGGTGGTCAAGAAGGCAGCCGCAGCTCCGGCACCCGTGGCCAATGCGAGTCTTGCCGCTGTGCTCGACGGTTGGGATGACGAGTGAGCGTTTACTAACTTAGTTTTGTGGTGCCCGAATTAGCTAACGCTTCTCAGGGCTGGTATCCCGGGGCCGCTACAAGTATGCCCCTCAAGTGCCGGGGCACCACATCCTAATACACATGCGCTACTACTCAAAAATCGTAAAGCAGCGCGTCAAGGCCGGGCCTAACACACCCGGCCTTGAACTTGCCCGTCTCGCCATCCTGCGGGACATCTCAATAAAAGAGATTGCTTATCTACTAGGCGCGTCAAGAATGACGGTCTACAATTGGTTTGCCGGCAGACAGACCACCAACGCCTACCGGCAGCGCGTAACACAACTTGTCAACATATTGAAGACAGCGCCCGACAATGACGCTGCATGGAGTAAAGCATGCGAGACCTTTCACCCCCAAACACAACCGGTAACCAACCAGAAGTAAGTATCGCGCGTCGTCGCTCCGTCGTTTGATCGGGGCCAATATGAACACCCAAGATTTTCTCACGGTTGTACTACCGACAGCCGGAAGGGGTTTCTATTGCGCCGTCGAGCTGCCGACCAAAGCGCAGACCTTTGTGAAAGATGTCGCCACGCTGGATAACACCACGCTGCTGGCCTCCATCGGACAACGGGAAGCGTATTTTGCGTTGGCAACTTTCCAGAACGAGGGCAATCGCCGGGCGGCAAATGCGCTGGCGGTGCGCTCTCTCTTCGTTGACATCGACTGCGGACAGGGCAAGGCCTACGCCACCAAGCGCTTGGCCATCACTGCGCTACAGGACTTTCTCACCACCACTGGACTTGTGCACCTTGGGCAGCCGTGGCTGGTTGATTCAGGTGGCGGGGTGCATGGGTACTGGCCGTTCGATGAAGATGTCTGCATTGAAGATTGGCGCCCCGTGGCGGAGGCGTTCAAGCGCACCGCAAGCAGGCTGGGCCTCAAGATCGACATGACCGTAACCGCCGACGCCGCTCGAATACTGCGGCCACCCGGCACCCACAACTACAAATACAACCCCCCAAGACCCGTCACCCTCAAACAGCAAGGCGCGCTGTTTGCTCTGCAAGATATTGCGGACAGACTTGACACCGCCACCGCCGCCTCCCCCGGGGGCCCGACAGCCATCTCCCTACCCAGTCTGCGCCCCGCCGGTACACCCCCGGCGAAGATGTCCACCACCATGCGGGCACTGGCTGGCAACAGCGTGACGTATTTCAAGAACATCGTAGTGCGCACCATGCAGGGCACCGGGTGCGGGCAGCTGCAGCACTACCTCGACAACGCACAAGACGATGGCATGGAGCCGTTGTGGCGCGGTATGCTGTCTTTGGCTAAGGTGTGTGAAGATGCCGATAAAGCTGTTGTGCGCATAACTGATGCGCATCCTTACCCACACAGTAGGATGCTGCAGAAACTGGGGGAGATCAAGGGGCCATACCCTTGCACCAAGATCGACTCCGAGAACCCCGGGATATGCGGGACGTGCACACACTGGGGCAAGATCACGAACCCGTTGGCGCTGGGGCGCGAGGTGTCGGTCGACAACGCCGAGAAGGTGATCGAGATCGAACCCACGGATGCAGCGCCCATCGGCACGCACCTGATACGCCCGGAACCCCCGCACGACTTCTCTTTCGGCACCCATGGCGGCGTGTACCGCACCGTGGAAAAGACCAACGCCAAAGGTGATGTCACCACGGAAGAGAAGCTGATCATGCCCTATGAGTTTTTCATGGTTGATCTGCTTCAGGAGAACGAAACCTATATCTCCCGCTTTGCCGCCGTGCGCTCCAAGAGCGTCACCTACGTGGCCGTGCCCAGCGAAGTGCTGGCCAGCAAGGACTCCACGATCAAGTGCCTGTCAGCGCAAAACATCATGGCCTCGTTCGGTGCGGGCAACGACCAACATCTTTACGCCTACGTGCGGGCCAGCGTGGAAGCAGCAAGCGTCAACGACAGCGCATTGCGGGTGCCGCCCCGGTACGGTTGGCAGCCAGATCACAGCTTCGCGGTGGGGGAGCGCGTCATTCAGGAGAACCAGCAGGGGTACACCTTCCCGTCGAAGAACCTGCGCAACCTGATCAACGTGACGCAGCAGAAGGGCGCCTTGGGGGACTGGCAGCGCTACGTGCAACTTATTCAGGACAAGCAGTTGTGGGACATGCTGGGCTTTCTGGGCGTGGGCTTCGGGTCACCACTCATGGAGTTCGCCGGTGCGGCCACGCCGGCCATGATGTTCCACGCTTGCAGCAAAGACTCCGGCCGGGGCAAGACCTTGGCACTGCAGTTATGCGTGTCTGTGTGGGGGAACCCCGCAACGTACCCGGTCAAACCCTCCACCTCTGAGCGCACGATGATGCAGCGGGCGGGCCTCTTGGGCAGTTTGCCACTGGCGGTTGACGAGGTGACCGATGCGCAGCGCAAGTCAAAAGGCGAGTTCATCCCCACGCTGGTATTCGATCACTCGCAAGGAGGCCACAAGGTCAAGGGCAGCGGTGCGGCCAACGCCGAGCTCATCAACGACCTGTACTGGCGGGCACTGGGCATCATCACTTCCAACGAACCTGCTATGGAGAAGATGCTCACCATGCGCGACACCACGTCGTTCGGGGAGCTGTACCGTATGCTGGAGTGGCAGGGCAAGGAGGCGATCGTGTGGACGGATGCCGAGTTCCCCCTGAAGGACTTTCTCGAACACAACCACGGTCATGCCGGACGCATCTACGCAGAGTGGCTTGTCAACAACCGCGCGGCCGCGCAGGAGATGACCGTTCGCTGCATCGAGAAGGTGCGCAAGAAACTCAATGCCCCTGATGTCGAGCGCTTCTGGGTGGCCGGCGTGGGCGCCTGTCTAGCTGGGCTTATCCTTGCCGGACCCAAGTATGCCAACGTGTTTGACTTCAAGGTGCCTGCCATCTTCGACAGCGCTTATGCACAGTGGGTTATGAACGCGCGCTCCCTTATGGCTGCCAACGTGCAGACCGCACAGGACTTGCTCAACTCCTACACACAGGAGTTCCATGGCAAGTTCGTCACGCTGGAGCTGAAGAAGGGGCCGATGGCCGTGTTCCAAGACAACCGCAACGTGACACCGCAGAGCACCCGCGGCCGGGTGGCCGGGCGCATCGAGTATGACATCCGCCCGGGATGGGTCGACTACTTTATCGAGCTGACCACATTCAAGCGCTACTGCGGTGAGCGCAACCATGGGTTCAACGCGGTGCTGACGGAGCTGCGCCAATCCATGGTGGTGCGCGAGGGGCGCAAGGATTTGCTGGCCAAGACCGGCGGGCCGAAGATGTACGTGAAATGTCTTCTCATAAGCCACCCGATCGTTTGAAGAAATACCCTTGGCCGCAGACGCAGCCCGGGGAAAGTTTCTTTGTGCCGGCGCTCGACACGGACAAGGCGGTGCTGGAGGGGCGGCAAGCTGCCGCGCACTACGATGTGCGCGGCTACTCCTACAAGGTGTGCGTCTACAAAGGCATACTGGGCGTCATGTTCAAACGTCGATCGCGTCAAGCTCTTTGAACGCCTGCTCGACTGTTTCAGCAATCTCATTCCGCACCTTCTCCAACTCCCGTATACGCTGCGTCTTCTCGGTGGCAGGCATATCCGCATTACGCAGACGCTCCATGGCGGTATTGATGGCCCCCAACTTCTGCACGAATTTACCTGCCAGCGGTTGCGCACGTAAGTCTTTTATGTGGGAATCAATGAAGTCCTTGATTTCTTCCGCCGACGCCCCTCTGTTTCGCATGTTGCCAAGCGTCTGGTGTGCGACCGTCGCCTCCGATGCCCGGGCAAAAGCCATTTCGGAAGCGGCGCTGGTGGTTGGGTTCTGGAACAGCGACTTGATGAACGGCACCTGATCCAGCCGCTTCTCCGCTTGGGCTACGCCGCCCATCATTGGGTTGACCGCATCAAGCGTACCCATCACAGCGCTGGCGATGTTGCCCGTAACCTGATCGGCAAACCATGCCAGTTTCTTGGGGGATGTCCCGGTGGCCTCGCCCAAAAGTTTGAACGCCTCCGGTGTGTTCGCATCGAACTGCTTCTCAGGAGTAAGCGAGGACAGACTGCGCGACACGATCGGTATCGGTTTCCACGTATCCATGTTGCTGTTCAAGGACACGCCGATTGCCTGCTTCAGCCCCTGCGGGATAGGCAGGTTGCCTTGGTTTGGTAGTGCGCGCACACCGTACATGAACAGGGCTTTCAGCAACTGGTTTGCCTCAGCATTGTCCTTGAACCCCTCCACCAACGCCTGACCCATGGCGATGGCCATACCGCCGCCTTCGGCGTATGTGTACGGCAGTTTCAGCAGCGTGTCAGTGCCCGGTAACGGGATGTGCAGGAAGCCGAACTTGTCGCTCGGTTTGAGCTTGGCGTACTCGTCGTTGTCCCCCATCATGGTGGCGTATGCCACGCCGCCGATGGCCAGCATCATCATGTTGTTGAGGTATGTTTGCCGGACTTTAAGCTCCTCCTCAAACGGCATCTTGCCTTGCAGCGCCTTGATGCTTACGTTGATAGCCTGAATGCCCGCGTTGAAGAACGGCAGCAGGCGGTTGGCGTGCTGGATAGTGGCCCATGCGCCGCGCTTGTGAAAATTCATGGACTCCATGACCCGGCGCTCGGCTTCGACTTCGGACAGCCCCCGCTTGATCGAGTCGTTGTACACCTGTACCCGGGTAGCGGCGTCGGCCATGTGCGCGCTCTTGTCCAGCAGATTCAGGAACTGCCGCGTCTTGGAGGGGTTCGCCCCGTCGGCCAGCATGTGCGTTAGCTTTATGAAGTCGTCAAAATCTCCTGTCAATATGTTGCTCTGAACAAGCGCGCGGCGGTTCATGTCGTCGATGTCCGCGTTGCGGTTCGCCATCCCCTTACCATACTCCTTGAACGCACGGGCAACGGCCGTCAGCGGGTTCGCCTCAAGCCCTGAAGTCGACGCAATGCTGGACGGGTCTTTGATGAGCTGGCGCAGCGTGTAAGCCGGCACCCGTGTAACACCTGCACGCAGCAAGTCGTTCAGATAGGACGACCACTTCAGGTACGCAGGCATGGTGGCGTGGTGCCCCTCGATGCTCTGTGCCAGCATATCAGTAGGAATACCTGCCAGCGCCGTGTTCTCGGTGTCGATCTCCAGAAAGCGGTCCCCTCTATCGCTGCTCCCGAGTGGCGTCTGCTTCCACTTCAGGTACTGGCGCCCTGCGGGGGGAATACCGGCTATGACGGACATCTTGTTCTTGCCGTTCGCAGCCTTGCCTTTTCCTGCCGCCTGCAGCACGTAAGCGATGTTGCGCTTCGCCATGTTGACTAGCGCCATGTCAGTCAACAGCTTGGTGTTGTACATGATGGACTCGTTGATCGGCATGATGGCCTCGTCGCCGCCTTTCAACTTGTGCATGAACGGCGTGTTGGCAATGTCGCCGAGCCGGTGCCACTGACTGTCACCAAAAGCAATCTGCAAGATGCCCCCGTTGTTACGGTACATAGGCACGTAGTCCTTGTGGCGTAGCATCTCGCTGGCCAGATCAGGCGTTATGGCTCCGGACTCCATGGCCCATGTAACAAGCGCTTCGTTGTACTTGTCGTACAGGTTGTTGAAGTTGTTAAGCGCCGCCTTCAGTTCCGGGTCAGCGTTAACCTGTTGCAGAACAGCCGTCAGTTGTGCGGGGGTTGTGTTGAACGAGATTTTGTTGGCCCCCACCCGCAGCCCGCGCTTTGCCAGCCGGTACGATGTGGCCAGCTCGAATTTCGCAGCAGAGTTACCCCCGGGGATACCTTCGGCAGCCGCCAGAACTTCCATTGCGCTCGGAGCGCCACCCGCACGCTGACTGATGAGCCCTTTGCTGTCACGCACAGTCTCGGGTCCGCCGTTGGTCATAAACTGCGATACAAGCGAGCTGCTGTACCCGGTACGCACCAGCGAATGCAGCGCCTGTTCTACCAGCTTGCCGTCCACACCCGCGCCCTTGGCCAGCTCCATGGCGTTCTTAACCGGGGCGTGCATGTCGACAACGCCAGTGTTCCACGCTTCAGATATGGAGTCCAGCACCCGCTGCATGGTTGTACGCGAGTCAGGCGGAACTACGTTTCCCACTTTGGTGATTGGCGTTCCAGCGAGGCGTCCGTAGTCAGGCGCAGCAGTACGGTACACCGCTTCACCCCCCGCGCTGTCGCCGCGCGCTTCCCCTCGTTTCACGTGTCTGCGAGCGTTGGCCACGATCTGGCGAACCTCACCATCGGTGACGCCCTTGAGCCCCAGCTTCTTCCACAGCCATTGTTTGACTGCGTAGAACACGCGGGACAGCGCGGCAGACACCCCCTCTTTACCCGGGGTGGTTTCCGACATATCGGCCAGCGTTTCTTCTACAGCAATCTCTTTTGACAAGCGGGGGTCTGCGGCCATCAGCTTGTCCGCCGCCTGCGCGACACTTGCGTTACCCTCATACAGCCGGTTCATAGTGTCGGTGTACGCGTCGCCCATCATGTCGCGAAGCCCGTAGTGGCCGGCTACCTCGTGTACGATAGTGAGCGCTACATCCCGCCCGTTATGCAGGTTGGCTGCGACCAAATAAACCGTCTTGCTGTCGGGGTCGAACAGACCGGGTACCTTGCCGGTCATGCCGTCCCGTGCCGCTTGGTCTTGCAGACGTTGGGGCAGTTGGGCTTCCGTGTCCACCACCACGGTGTTCGGCGTGTTCGTCCACCCTTCCGTGATTCTGTTTGCAAGACGTGTAACTTCTGCCGCCTTCATACCCGTACCAGTAGTGGTAGACGTGCGATAGACGACGGGCGGTCCTGCAATATCCTCCCGACTGTCTTTTTCCAAGCGCTGCACGGCCGTACTGGCGGCAGGCAACGAGGTGTCTTTCTTGAGTGCTGCGTCGGCCGCTTTGACTGCCGCTATCGCATCCTTCAGCCGCTGCGCTGCAGCCGCTTTAGCAGGGGCGCCTGCCTTGGATTTCTGCACAGCATCGTTGGACAGCTTGGCCTCGGCGCGCTCCTTGATCGCTGCTTCCAAGTCGCGTGCCAGTTTAGCCCACACCATCTCGCTGCGCAGGGCGTTGCTCTCCCGCATGTCGTCGTTTGCCTGCGCCACGGCTTGTTCGGCAGTTACCTTGGGGTGAATCAGCTTCTCGGTAACCTTGTTACGCGTGCCGACCTTGGACTCTTTAGTGACCGTTGTGGCTTCGCCAACGGAGCCGTCGGCCTGACGTTTCCCCGCCACAGCAGTGACGTCCCCGGAGATCATATCCCCTGCATTCAACGCGGTCTTGGTGGCCACGCCGCGCCGTACGGCCGGGCCCTGCGTGGCGGCAATGGTGGCAACGGACTGTCCGCGCTCTACCCGCGATAGGCGCTCGGTTATCGTAGTGATCTTCTCTTCCAGCGCTGCTTTCTTCTCCAGCAACCCCATACGAATGTTGGTGTCCTTGCCCCGCACCATGTCTAAGCGCTTCCAGTCCTCTTTGGCAGCGGCTATTTCTTCTTGGGCGTTGGCAATGGCCTTTGTTATGCGTGTGGGGATTAGTCCGTTAACCGCGTCGCGAGCCTTCTCTGCAGCATCCAGCTTGCGCTGGCCGTCCGCCATGCGGCGCTGTATATCAGCGCGTAACTGGGCAGCAGCTTCGGGGCTCATGTGGTTACGCTGTTTGAGCGTACTGCTCTTTTCCCGCAAGCCTTTGATACCGTTCTCCAGCCGGGTACGTTCTAGTTGCACGCGCGCTTGCACGTTGGTTATGGCCTTTTCCAAGTCTGCTTTTGGTAGCGACCTGTCAAAGAAAGAGGGCTTGTACATCTTTTCCAGCAGCGCTTCAGCTTCGGCCAGATTCTTCCGGAGCAGCTTTATCATAGGGTGCTGCATGTCTGTCTTGGCAGCAAGCCCTTCTATCTCGGCCTCAATGTTGGCCACGTCACCTTCGTAGCCGCCAAGTTCTTTACGCAACGCTGCGGGGTCGTCCGTGGTGTTGACACGTTCCTCAAACGCAGCACGCTCGGCGGCGGTCTCCGTTTGTTCTGGCCCGCTTACTACACCTTCTTTCAGTGCCTGTGCGGTGGTGGCTACCGCCGCGGGGTTGGCTTCCGCTACGGGGGCAGGCGAATTGAAGAACGCGTTCTGCGGTGTCGGAGCCGTACGCTCCATGGCTGGCAGTGACTTGACCAGTTCAATCTGGTCGCGCATCATCTGCAAGGAATGGTCGTACACCCGCGCGCGGGCCGCAACAGCCTCGTCGTACACCTTGCGCGCGGTGCGGTACTCCTGCATAGCGTCAAGGTCCGTGTAGCCTTCTTCCTTGACGCGCGCAATGGCCGCGTTGACGATGCCTTCGGCAGCAGCAATCTCCTTGTCTGCGCGTTCCTCCAGCACCCGTTGGTCGTTTAACATTTCGCTCAACTTGGCGCGGGTATCTGCGTTGCGTACGTCGTCGGTGGCCGCGCCAAGCTCCCGCGCAGTCTTCATCACGTCTGTTTGTTTCTGCCGCTCGGCAGCCACCAGTTCCGCACGTTCGGCCCGGATGCTGTCGATGCCGGCCGCAATAGAATCGAGCTGGGCTTGTACTGCTTCACGCCGCACTTTAAGATTCGTCAACTGCTCCAGCGCCCACCCTTTGGAGTCGGGGTCGGGAGCCGTCTGGGACTCTTCCCCCATCTGCGCTTTTTCTGCCCGTGCAGCTTGCAACCGCTCCCGGTACAGGTCGGCGGTCGCGTTCATCTGCTTGATGATGCGGTTCTGGTGTTCCAGCAGAGCGCTGCGGTGCGATGCAGACTGCGGGTTCTTCTGCAGATCGGCATTCTCTTTAAGACGTTCACGCAAGGGTTTCAGCGCATTGTCAAGCTCCGACATCAGCGTTGCTTCTTCAGCGGCAGCGGCACGTGCACCCCCGACGAGTTCGGCCTTGTCCAGCGCCCGATTGGCGTCGATCATCTGTGTGTCGTAGACCGTGGGGGCCAGCAGCGCAGCAGCGTCAATGAGGGTGGCGGCTTCGCTCTCCATATCAACCGTAGAGGACGCGTGCCCGGCCCACAGGTCTGCAAGCGCGGCTTCGGTGCGCGCCAGATCGGCAAGCAGGTTCTCAAAAGACATGACGTCTTCTGTCAGCTCTGCGCGCGCATCGGCACGGGTGTCCCACGCCCCGCGAAGTGCGGCTTCCGTGCTGTTGTAGATTGCTTCTGTGTTCTTGACGTTGGCGGCGATACTGGCCTGCAGTGGCGACGGCTTCCCGCTGCGCAGCGCTTGCTCGTTCTCCATCACCAACTTGCGCGTCTCCTTAGCGCGGGCCACGTCAGTACGGGCCTTGGTCACGCGATCCAGCGAGGTCTTCTGGAGCTGCTCTATTTCGGAGGTCTTCCCCGCTACGGCTTTGCTCGCGGCCTTAGCCTTCGGGTCGGTGGCAGTGAAGTCGTCTATTTTCTTCAGCAGTGCCTGATACGCTTCCTGCTTCGCCGTCGCTTCCGCACGCGCGATGTCAGCCTTGATCGTTGCGGCGGTGGTGGTCTTGTCTCCGGCAGCGGCCTGCTTCTGCGCGGCCTTAACGGCTGCCTCACGCGCACGGGGCAGTGTGGTGGCTAGTGCCTCTTCCGAATACTGAATGTACGACGTCAAGCGCTGTACGGTGCCCATGATATTGTTTGCGGCCTTCACGCGCAGCAGCGTTTCCACCAGCGTAGCGACACGCGGGCCCATGAGCCTGCGTACGTCAGGAATCGTATTTTGGATAAGGGATTGCACTTGCAGCGCGGAGGTTGCCTTGGCGGCAGCACCGCCCATTCCATCAGCCAGTATGCGTACGTTGTTGGCGTTGCCGGAAGTGGAACGGTTCAGTACATCGGCAACTGCGGCTGTCGCCTTTTCAACTTCTGCCTCCAGATTACTGTCACCGATAAACTGCATGAACTCCGGCGACAGCTCGCCCGTAGCCTGCAGCCGTTTCATCTCCGCGTCGAGTTCCCCTTTTGCCCGTTCGAGACGCTTTGTGGCAGCAACTATTTTCTGCCCGATGCCCTGCACCTCGCCCTGCGCCGCGTCGAATTTGGCGTCTTCCGTGGCCTTGACGTCGGCGGCGTATTTCTCCATTGCTGCGGCATGCGCTTCGCTGGATTCTGCGGCGCGTTTGACGGGAAGTACGTCGCCGATAACAGCCTTGATTGGCGTGAGCGCTTCTTCCAGCGCGGCTTTGAGCCCTGCCAGCTCTCCGTTGGCCACGTCGACAGCACTCTGAGCCTTGGCCAGCCCTGCCTCTGCGTCGCGCACAAGGCGGTTCGCTGCACTACCTTCCCCAAACACGTTGTCCCAAAGGTTCAGTGTCTGCTTGTCAGCAGGCGACAGCTCCTGCATGGCGGCGGTAACTTCCGTATCGCTTGGCAGCGCACGTGTCATACCAACCCCGCGCTCAACCCCGCGCTCAACGCGGGTGATACCCCTATCCATAACACCGGAACCCGGGGGTGCAACGCGCTCGACCGTTGACTGTGCTCCGTCTTCATCTACCGCGCCTAAGAAGCTACTCTGCTCCTGTACGGTGTCGGGGTTGGCGTTAACAGCGATGACTTCCCGGCCCAGTTCGGAAGGCCGCGGGGCGGGGCGTTTGAACGGCTGGTTGCGCGCAACTACCTCGCCGGTAGCAGGGTCGATCTCGTTAGCGCGGGCGACACCATCCGCTGTCTCGGCCGCAGGCACTCCGGTCTCCTTGACCAGCTCACCTTTGGGGCGCACCATCCGGGCGTTGGCGATCTGTTCCGGTGTGGCTTCTCCGGCAATATCGGTACTGGTCCCGGTACCAACGGTAGTAAGCTGCTTTTGCTGACGGTCGTACGGCGTCATGTTCACACCCAAACCGGAACTGCGCAGGCGCTCGCGCTCGGCCAGCAATGCGGTGGGGCGCAGCAGGTTGTCCAATTCCCGTTTCAAGACCGCTTGCCGGTCGAATGCCGTTTGGTTGCGTGCAACAACCTTGCCTGTAGCGGGGTCCACGGCGTTAGCGCGTATCACCCCGTCGGCGGTTTCGGTCTTTGCAGCTTGCAGCGCAGCGCGCGCTTGCGCGATAGCCTCCGGGTCCGGGCGCCATGCGTTGAGTTTGGCGTCAACCGCAGCGATACGTGCATTGACTTCGGCACGATTGAGTGCGCGTTCCTCGCCCTGTCCGTACCCTTGGTACGCGATCTTGTTGATGTTTTCCGCGAGGCGCATCAGTGCGTTCTGGGCGCCGATATTAGTTACCCCTACCATGTCTGGGTGCGTCGCGACTTTGCCTGCGTTTTTAAGCGCTGTATCGTAATCTTGCTGCGTGATGCCTTCAAATGCGGGGTTGGCCAGCGCCTTGGCGTAATTCTCCAACGCCCGCTGCGTTTCCGGTGGCATGTTGGGCCGATTCTGCAACTGCTCTATCTGTGCCAACAACTGCGAAGCCTTACCGACACGCGGGTCCACGCCGCCCGGCTCAATGTCACCGAACATTGCCTCCTGCTTCAGTGCCAACGTGTTATTGGTTGTGCTGTCAGGTGTACGCGCAGCGGCTGTTGGCTTGCTGTATAGGTCGCGCGATTGGGCATCTTCTGCAACTGCGGCCGCGTCTGTCCCAAAAACCTGCCGCAGCAAATCGTTGGTTTGGTTGGGCGCGGCAGGCGGCGCTGCTGGAGGTACGGTGGTGTCCGTAGCAGCGGCTGCGGGCGGTGCGAAGGGGTTGGGCCCTGCCGTTTGGTTACCCGGGACAGCACCTTCGGCGGATGGAAACGCCTGCCGTGTAGCCTGCACCTGCGTGTGCAACCGGCCTATTTCGGGCAGTAGTTCCGCTGCCTTGGCCCCCCGCCCGCCATCAATGTGCGCGGCGTACTGTTTCTGCATTTTTGCTAACAGCGCTTCGGGGTCAGAAACAGTGGGCGGGGCCGCATCCTGCAGCTTCGTAATAGTGGGTGCGAGCCCTTTTAGCTGCTCCGCCAACGCATCCATCGTCTCCTGTGCTTTGGCAGCCCCCTCTATGTTGCCTTCTGCAGCAGCGGTCTTAGCAGCTTTTTTAGCTTCCACTAGCTGTATCTGCAGCGTATCGCGCTGTCCTGTCAATGCGGCCAGCCCTTGTGCCTCCAGCGCTTCTTTTTCTTCCTTGGCTTTTAGCGCATCCGCAGCGGCGGTTTCCGCAGCACGCTTCTTCAGCAACGGGGCGACCTCTTCGTACTGCTCCTGCAGTGGGCGCAAGGACGTCTCGAATGCGTTGTACTCCTTCCATGCCTGCGCGTGTTCGATCTTCTCCGCGAGCGTGGCATCTTTCTTCCGTTTGCCCGGATTCATCGCCTCAAGCTGCGCGTTGGCTTCAGCCATCTGCTTCGCAATACCTTCGGCATACTCCGGATCGGCCAGCTTCGTCAGCCGCGATTGCGTTTCTGCCTCAAGCGCGACCTTCTGCTCCTCGGCGACACGCTTGCGGCCAAGTGCTTCGCCTTTGGCGATGTCGTTTCCGCGATCCGAGTAATGACCAACGGGACTCATCGCCCCGCCCAAGACCGCACCACCAATAAAGTTGTCCACGTACTCAGCGCGGGCCTTTTCGTCCGTGATACTGAGCCCTGCCTGCGCGCGCTCGAACACCTGCTGCGCGGCTTCCGTAATCCCTTCAGTCCCCATTGCGCGGCCCGTGGCCTTCAGGTAATCCGCAGCAATAGCTTTCAAGGACTGTTGGGCCATTGCCTTGGCCGTCTCTTCCGTAACCTCTTTACCGACGGAGCCGAGTAGCCGCCCTATACCGGGTAATAGTTTCATGGACAGCGTATCCAACGCTGCCTGCGGGATGGCCGACAAAGCGGCTTTGCCAAGTCCCAAGTCTTCGTACTTGGTGCCTTCCTCCATCTGCCGTCCAAGATTGGAGCCGGTGAACTGGCCTACGCCAATACCGAAGCCCCCGGCAAGACCGGCAATACCTGCCGCACCCGCAAGCGCTGGAGCAGCGGCAGCGGCCCCTGTAGCAACCGCACCGGCTGCCAGAGGACCGATCATGTACGCCGCACTGCCCCCGGCAGTCTCTTTGAACTTGTTCCAGAAATCGTCCGTCCAGCCACCCTTGGTAGGCGTGAAACCTGCTTCTGATTCGGCCTTCTTCTTGGCGTAAATGCTCTTGGCCTCCTCGTCATCGAGCAAACCCATCTTTCCGCGGGTCAGCGCGAACTGGCCTTGCAGGTCTTTGAGCCCGGCACCGAACGCAGCGCCGAACCCGGACGTGTCGCCGGTTGGCTTTGGTGGGGGCAACCCTGTTCCGGAGAGTAACTGCAACCCGGCAGTGGAAACTTTGGAAATGTCCCCCTCTGCAAATGCACGCAAATCGTCATCAGAGAAAAGCGACATATCCATAAATTACCCCTTTGTGCGACGTGCCAATTCTGCCATAGCGGCGGCTGCAGTAGGCATCCCATTACCCCCTGTACCCGCGCCTTCCTCATCCATTGGCAGCCCCAAGTCCTCGTATATCTTACGCAAGGCTTTGCTCTCCCCCATTTTTTGTAGCAATAGTTTTCTCTTTGCGGCAGGTGCATCGAACGGCTGTGTCATTGTTTTTGGATTGTTCTTATGCGCTTCCAGCATAAGTTCAACTTCTTTCTGCGCGTCGGCAGCGAGCCTGTTTTCGATCGTTCCCAGCAGGGCGATACTCTTGGTGTCGCCGTGTTCCTTCGCACGGGCATACGCCAGTTCCCGGTTAGCTCTTATCTGATCCATTCTGGCGTCTGCGTTGATCTTCGCAAGCTCCTTCCGCCCAGCGATATTCTCGTCTGTGGCATAGACACTGTGCATGCCCGTCAGTGTTGCCCTGCGGTCCGCTCTTGCATCGCTTTGCGCGCGGGCGGCTTCGGCAGACATTTTCTCTCCCGCGCCAATGTCGATGGTGTCGATACCCTGCTGCAGCTTGAGTTTATCCAATAGATGCTCTTTGTCTGCTTTGGAATACCCTTCTTTGCGCTGCTCGCCTGCCAGCACAGTACCCAAGACCGCCCCCGCCCAGTCGCCCTTCTTAGCGCCCATTGTGCCGCGTGCCGCGTCGTTGATGAAGTCGCGCCAGCCGCTGCGACCATCGGCGGCGTCCGTGTGTTTCTTGTCCATCTCGGCCAGCAGTGCGCGTAACCCCGTGACGCTGGCGTCCACCTTGTTGCCGTACAAACGCTTGGCGTTCTCTATCGCTTCATCCCGATCCACGTTGCGTCCGCGCTTGGCCTCGCTGAGATACTCTTCACGCATGACGCGCTCGAACTCGTCCATTGAGGACGGGGCAGCAGTAGCGGTGCTGCCGGGGTTTGCGGTAGTAGCGGTGCTGCCGGGGTTTGCGGTACTACCGCGCCTCCCCTGCTGCACGGAGCTGGCCAGCGACGATCCTGCGGGGCTGGCCAACGAATGCCTTTGCTCGTTTCCGTAATACGGTGTTTCTTTTTCCTTTTCCTTCTCTTCTGGGCTGTTGATCCCGTACCCCGGTGCGCTGACCATCTTTTTGAAAGACTCCACAGGCGACGCGAGCGCTTGCGCTATAGGAGACAGTACCGCTTTGGGAACGACTCCTAAAAACTCCGCTACCTTGTCCATGTCCTGCAGATATTTACTGTCCTTTGCTTTTTCCGCTTCACGAATAGCATCTTGATACGATGTGCCTGCAACAAGCCCGGGGATGCTGTAGTCATCTACGTAGCTGTTGTCCTCCCCGTTGAACGACACAATCCCCCCGCCGGCATACTTCGTCGGCAGATTCGTCTGCAGTTTCGTCAGCCCGCCTTCGGCGGCGCCTTGGACTTGCGCGGCAGCCTGCAAC